CCGGAGTTTCTTGAAAAGAGGTATTCCATGCAACTGTAAAAGGCATATCATTTCTCCAATGCGGCTATGCGCGCTTCGAGAGTGTCGTTTTTTATGGAAAGTTCCTGAATAGCTTTTATAATAGGGGCTATAAATTCGTGGTAACGAAGCCCATGGTTTTCTCCGTCCTTTACAAAACCCGCAAAATCGTTTGTATCGACTCCCTGGTCTTCCAAAACTTTTTCAACATCCTGAGCAATAAGTCCCTGGTGTTTGCGTTTATGTGTTTTTACATAAGCCGCCTCCAGTTCATTGCCCTCTTCATCCAAACGGGCGGGAATCAGCGTGTCCTCCCACACAAATTCTTTCGGAGTTAAGACCATTACAAAATCAAGGCCGAGTTTTGTCTCCGCGATTTGTTTTTTCTTTTCTTTCCCTGAAGTATTGATAGTCCCGTTTGTGGCAAAGATGTCGTCTAATCTGTGCGTAATATCACCAAGATCGTAACTATCATCAACAGTGGGTAACAAACTCGGCCTAAATGTGATCTCCCCCGCAGTGTCGAAGCTGAAGAATCTCCCCGCACCAACATCCCCAAGATGGGTTGAGAGATTTACGCTAGTCCATCTTTGAGCCGAAGTTCCCAAAGCACCATCTTCATCACTCGCAGGTCTTAAAGTCGTGTTTAAAGAGACATAATCCGGCGCGCTATTAAAAAGAAACTTAACACCATCGTCATATCGACCGACATATCTGGTAAAAACTTTATCAAAATGGTGCGTGCCATCCCCCAAATCGCTACCGAAATCGTCAGGGGGCATAGAACCGTCTTGGAGGGAAAGTGCTACAAGTATCCACCGTCCCGTGTTTGTCGCAACGTCATTCGGCGCTATAACATCGGGCGAAGATTCATCAAGGGCAGAACTGGCGTCAAATGCGTGGACGTAGAAAACCCCTGCCGCCCCGGTTAAAATAACAGTCAGCGCCGTGTCCTGATCGGCAAGATTGGCATACTCGATAGTGTCGAGCGCACCTTCCGCCCCACCCAACAACGCTTTTGCAAAGTACATCTTTTTAGCCATGTCTTAAAACCTCGGAGCAGCCCTTGTGCCAACAGGGGTCTGCAAAATTTGTTTTCTCGCGATTAATTTTTCGTGATGCTGGTACATAGCCGCGACGGTAGTCGGTACAGCTTCCCCGCCGTCAATAAAAATCTCGATAGCCGCACCATAAGCGATATATGGCCCCCATGTTGGATCAAGGGGTTTGTCCGATGAATTGGCCAACTCTGTAGTTATCTTTTTAACGTATGGAAATTTGACGGTGTAGCTGGCATCAGGTAAAGGCCGCAAGTATATTTTTTGGTCGTACAACAGCATGTCAAGTGGTCTGCCGGTAGTGGTATAATCCTCTGGATAAAGATCAAAGAAAGTTGCGTAATCAGTAGTCAGATCAACCGGAAAAGAGGCATCATCTGAATCTACACATGTGGTATTACCTGGAAGAACGTACTGAATGTCTTCATCGCTCGTGTCGTAACTGCCACCAAGAGCCTCGGTAACGGAAAGCGCGAACCAGTCCTCGACCTCTTTCGTCTGCACTTCAAGGGGAAGGATGTCGGCATACATCTGGTTAATGTAGCTAACCAAATCCGCAGCTGACAACTGACTTGTATCAGGTCTCCCGGTCAGTTTGCGAATCTTCGCCTGTATCGTTGAAAGTGTCCAGTCCATAGTCCGCGCCTTTATTATCCCATAACACCGCAAGCAACACGATGCAAAATGCTATTAAAAGGAGTTCTGTCATTTGCCTTTTATAACCTGCTCAGTTACCGCCGTCCCAGCCGCCGCTGAACTCATGCCACTGATATAAGCGTCCGTGACCGTGTAGCCAGTTGAGACATTGGTCGCATCAAGATCAGTGGTACCGGGCGTAAAACTCCCATCAGACTTTACAACGGTCATGTACCCTACTCTAACGTGATCCGCAGCCACCGCAGGTAATGCCGCAATAGCTGCCGCAGTTGTGGCATACCCGGTTGAAACCGCCGTGGTCGTAACATCAATAGTCTTGTTTATGCCGACATCAAAAGCGTATGCCTGTGTTTTAGTTGCCGACACTACAGAAGTTGGCGCAAGCGCCACCGCCTGCCCTGTGGCCTGATACATGGTAGCGTTTATGCTAAACGTTTGGGAATACACATAGGCATCTGGATGTGATGTAATATCCATCGCAAGAAAAGGATAACTGGTTAAGTAATCGCCTTTCAAGACATCCCTAACATCAGCAGCCAAAGTACTGTTAAGGTTTGTAGCCGCCCTCAATGCGTCAAGCTCAGTAACCACAGCATTAAACGCCTGCTCAATTCCTGCGGGAGTGCTTACCTGAGAGTGATTGATTCTCACCTTATCTGCCTGAGCCAAGCCGGACAGTAGGAATACGGCCAGGATGCTTAAAATAAAGTATCTTTTTATCATGGCTTTTTGCCCCCCTTGCCCGTTTTCCCGACGCTCTTGACATCGGTTTTTGGTTTCAAGGCTGCAATATCTTTTTTCAGCCCTGCAATTTCATCCTGCAAGTCTTTGATATCGTCCTCGTTTTCGTCTATCTCAATCGCAAGTCGCCTGAGTGCCCTATCAATACCAGGGGGCGAACTCAGGCCGCTATGGTTGAACTGACGGAGAGCCTTCTTCCTGGGTTCTATTGCCATTTTTATTTTCTCCTGTCCCGCCAGCTATATTTTCTTTGGCAGGTGCTTTCACGTTATGAACGGGCAGGCCCTTGGACTCATTACAGGTAAAACGGCGCTGTACGCCAATCTGCCTTGATATCCTTTGGCCGGTTGCATCGTCAGTGGCATACTCCATTCTCGGAGTTACCCTTGTATTTAAGTGATTGATAACGGCGGCAGGAAGATCATACTCCTTGCCGTCCTCCAAAGGTCCAAAACCGCGACCCTGGAAATTAAAGGATATCGGAGCGCCTTTGGTTTCGTTATTCACAAAAACAACTTGAACGTCTTGCCCGAAGTTAAATTCTTTTTTCTTGCTTTTATTCCGTGTCATTTTCTTTTCCACCTTTCCCCTTTGTCAAAGAGGCGTCGCCGGGGCTGTCATGCCCCGGCGCGGTCAGTTGGTTGTTTAGCCGTTAATATCGCCATCGTCCTTGTCAATGTCCGCAAGCACGGCGTAGACATAGACTTCATCGCCATCACCCATAAAACCCGCAGCAATGGTAATGCCCTGGAATCCACCACTGGTTTTCAGGTTATCGAGTGAAAATACATAATTCGGGATAGTTCCATCAGATGTAAAGGCCACCGCAGTGCCCCCACTGGTAAGGCTGACCTGAAAGGTCGTTGGGCTGAGATACTTAACATAATATGTGGTATCTTCTGCAAGCCCAGTCCCCAACCCACCAGATTCAACAAGGCGCACCTTTTCGCCTTCGATATACCCATGTCCTGCGGAAACGGTAAAAAGGTCATCGGATGCTCCGCCAGTATAGTCAAACACAACGCTCTGGCGGTTGCCAATGTTTGTGGTGTCGTAGGCGGCGATATACCCACCTGTTACTTTAGGAAGCGGGGAAATTACAGCCCCGGCAGCATTGGACGAGTATGTCCAAAGCTCCACTGCGGCAGCGGAACCCATTTCGGCGAACTTTTGAATCTTAACAAGTTCGTCAGTGGCCGCGTTCATGTTTATAACTTCGACGTAAGACGGTACAAACCCAAGGTCTATATTGACCGCCGCTCCGTCAGCTTCAAAGTGTTTTGCTACTACCTGAGACATAATAAAAACCTCCGTAATATAAAACCGTTAAAAATTTAACGGGCTAAGGTTTAGCTGTGTGTTGCTTTTAAAATGTGCATGAATTCATCATTCAGAATCCTTGCAACAAAGGCCATCTTCCAGCCGGAAGTAGCTCTCTGGTTCAATGGATCAGTACCGCCGCCAGAACCATAGCTCTTGCGGATATTTTTAAGGGCGTTGCCTTCCAGGTTGGTACATCCAAGAGCGTCCATGCCCTGAATCGGCAGGTAGTATTCATCTGCACTCAGACTTGATGTAGCAGTGGTATGATAACCAACGGAGGTCATAAGCCAACGCACGTTACCGGTGTTTCCCCATTCTGAATCCATCACGCCAGTCTGAGCAGCATACTCAACCGTGTGCTTGAAGCCGGAAACATCTTCGATATCGTCCACAAGGTCGGTATCCATGATGCCCCAATAAGCCCGGCGAATCGGCCCAGTCCCTATTTTGGTGCTTCCGGCGATCTGGGGCGCAATCATCTTGGCGTTGTAGCCAAGAAGGGTTTTAACGATTGCGTCAATATCAGACTTCGTTAATTCCGTAGGTGTATCGCCGTTGCTTCCGCCTGATGCGTCTGTGGAACTGGCGCAGGCTGCGATAATATCACGGACAAGCTCGTCGCGGGTTTGTCCAGCCTGGAAACCAAGCTTTTCACCGGCCACGGTCCATTCGTCGTCCTCGACTGTCTCATCAACAACGTCGGTAATATGCACATAATCGCCATACCAGGAGATCTGTGCAGTCAAATCGGTTTTGGATAAACGCTGCCCAGGCGGAGTAACCCCCTCGGTAATGGGAGTTGTCGCCGTGGACAAAAGGGCATACCTACGAAACTTGATGGTGTTTCCAGTTTTCCTGGGTATATTCCGTTTTTGTGCAAAAAGCTCATGCACAAGCTCTGGTTTCGCCGCGTCAAGCAAAGTCCTGTCATAAAAAAGAGCTACCGCAGGATCGACTTGAGTTGTGGTTGTTAAAGCATCGGACATTTTATCTATCTCCTTAAGCCCCGATCTTGATATTTCCCGCCTTTACACTTTCCCTGTATTGAGCAAATTCGGCGTCTGTCATGTTGGAAATCTTGGAAGCAGATTCAGCACCACCGCCTCCACCACCTACACTTGATGGACTTCCAGACTTTTTGCTGTTATCAAGGATTTTCTTAAGCATAGCCTTTGACGTATCCGCAGGCGTACCTATTACAGGATCAATCTTAGGCTCTGTTGCTTTATTTGTGCCAGCCACCTTTAAAAAAGCAGCCGCAGTCGCAAGCGGGTTACTTGATGTTTTTATAACATCAATCAAGTCGGGGTTTGTTTTTAAAAGTTCAGGTAATTTATTCTTCATGTCTTCCATTGCGTTTGGATTTTGTACGGCTATCGTAAGCCCGTCAATTCTTTGCATCACCGGAGCCATGGCAGCATCAAGTCCCTTTGCAAACATGGCCTTGGCTTGGGCTCCATCTATGACATCCTCGTCTTTGATATCATCGAAAACACCTGGCGCGGCTTGCTTATTGCTCGGAGCCTGTTGAAAATTGCCCTGAGACAAGTTTTTAAGCTGCTGCGTTGCAAAATTGGCCTGATCCATTGCCGTCTGCCTGTCACCTTGCGCGACACTTAACTTGTTTTCAAGCTCTGTTTCACGCGCTGCAAAGGCATTAAGGTCTGATTCGCTGACCTCAATAAGTTTTATGTCCGGTTTGTCACCATTTTCAGGTGCGGCACCATTGGGCGGGTTCTGCCCGTCCTGGCTTGTGGCTTTTGTGTCGCCGTCTAATCCAATTCCTGCTACTCCGGTGTCAACCGCAGCATTTTTGGCTGTCACACCATCTTGTAAATTTTCATCCATTGTTAAAATCTCCCTGCGGCATATTTTTTCCCGGCTGTCATTGCCGGGCCGTGTCAACGGTTGCCGCTGTTAAGTGTTATAATATTATCTATCCATGAATAATTGGCATATTCCTTGCAGCATGTGCTATCTCTGCAACATATTCGGCCTGGGGTACAATAACCCCGGCTCTGTCCAAAGGAAGAATCCAAAGCCTTTTGGCGCGGCCTGTTCGATTGTCTATGTGAAAACACATCGTTCCAAGCATCTTTGGAGGCCTGACGCTGCTTAAAACTATTGTGGTCTTAATCTGCTTTTGAATAAATGGATGCTTCCGACTCGAAACCAAAACATAATAATGTGATTTCTTTTGATTATCGTCAATCACCTTGCAAATCCGGTTTATGACTTCCCGGCCCATCATCTGCCTGGCGTCACCCATCATTAGAGCATTGTCGGGACTGATTATCATTATTGTTGGCCCCCTTGCTGATTTCTCTGGTAAGTAATTTGCTTTTGGGTTTGCATTAAATTCATTAATTCCAGAAAGCGGGACCATCCCATATCGTTTATTTCTGCCATGGTCTTAGCCTGCTTATATTTGGCATCGGACATATTTTCAATGGCACTGGCCTTTTCCCTTTCCTCTTCGGCTCCTATCTCGCCAATCTTGGTTTTCAGCATCATCATTTGTAAGTCAGCCATTTGTTCTTGTTTCTGCGCTGATTTGGCCTGTTGCTGTTCGGCCTGCTCGGAGAACTTCTTTAAATCTTCCTTGTTTTCCAGGGGAGCAGCATCTATAATCGCAGCCCATGGAATCGGAGCGCCAGCCTCCTTTAAGCTCAACAACTGAGCAAAAGCCATTTGGCGCTGAGTATCAGACAGAACGCCTTCTTCTGGAACACAGTCATATTTCCCAAACTCCTGATTGTAAAATTCCTTGGACGGCTGTTCGTTTAATATCCTCTGAATCTTTGTAGGATGGTAATTAACCTGGATCGCCTTAACCAACTTTTGACCTAAAAGCTTTTTTGCAAGCCTATAATTATCGAATATGTCCTGTAATACAGTGAGTCCGGCCCCTTGCCGCATCTTTACCGTTATTGCTGCAACATGACCGTCGCCTTTTTCACTACCCATCCCGAACAATTCGGCATTTGCCCCTGGTATCTCTAAGATATCTTTATCAAGCGAGTCTGACATCCTGAACATTCCTTGAGGTATATCAGGAGCCGTTATCTTTTCAATGTCGGTAAGCTGGCCTGTTTTCTTTACCCATACCACAGTGCCCTGACCACTCACATACAATGATGTAGGATTTACAACGCTGTCCTCTTTTGCCTTCCATCCAGAAGATATTTGACTGTCAATAATATCCAGCATTTTAGACCGCCGCCTGTTGACTTCTGTTTGTGGATCTCTGATACATCTGACAATCCCCTGTAATTTCCTGCTTGCCTGATCGAATTCAGGGTCAAAGAAGCCCATAACAGGCACGAAAGGGTAATCTTCAAGCCCTAGGGGTTCATCGCCAACATGGACAAGTTTGTCCTCGATAAGAATAGCCTGCTCAACACTCTTTTTGATATGAGTATAAAGCTTGAAACGATCAGGAGCCATCCCGATTAAGTATCTTAGCTGTTCATCACCCTTAACCCATTCTTTCATTTGCCCGGTCTGCATATCAATCAAGACTTTAACTTCGCGGTATGTCCTTTTCCAGTATTCATCATATCTGTATAAATCTAAGCTGCCTTGATAAGCATATATTTCAGGTGAATCAGTATATTTGACGTCAGATATTCCTTGCGGTCTTATTCCTCTGGCTTCTTTCCTGGCATCGGGAGGAAGAATTGACATCATCGCGTCTTCGTTCAGATATTCACGCCTGCAAATGAAGTCACAGTCTGACAAGTCCCTTGCTGAGAAATTTGGATCAATCATAAATTTGTTGTATGGAACTCGTTTGACCTTAAGATCACCGCTCAAAGGGTCTTGAGAATAATCCATATATAGATTTACAAGGTTAATTCCGGTCTTAAGAGCGCCCCCGCTAAAAGCATCAGACATCACGTTATATCCGAGCATGTGTTGCATTTGCCATTGGACAACCCCGGAAAGCTGGCTTGATGTTTGTTCGTCCGAGCCCTCAACGGGATCAATCTTTAAAGATAGGCGATTCTTGCGCTGATATCCCTCTACTAATTTGACAACTCTCCGGACCTTATTAAACACCAGGGCCGAGCGCCTTGCTTTTTCCAAGTAGGCCTTTTCCGCAACGTTCCACTGATCACCAAGGAAGCAAGC